CTCGATTATTCACCGCCTGTCCACTACATTATACCATCTTGTTCAGACAATACTTTTTACCTTTCATTGCTCACACTATGCGAAATAGAGTTCAAAATTCTATTGCCGTTGGGATCAACCCGATGTCACCAGAATGGGACCTATTAGCTAAACGACTCAAACGAAACGGAAAACATGTCATTGCTGGAGATTACTCTAACTTTGACGGCACACTACCTGTACAATATGTGGAAGTCGCTGTTAAAATCATGGTTGACTGGTTCATGAGGAACTGGGACCAGATTGTAGCAACCGACAAAAACATTATTAACGGACACGAATTGGATTATGACGAATTTGAACAATTTCTGATGAAAGTGGGTATGGAGTGCATCAACCATCTACATATCGCAAACCACTCTGATTTAACTGGTGCTGCTCTAATATATTACGTTCGCAATGGAATCCCCTCAGGATGCCCTGCAACTGCTATATTGAATAGTATCGTTAATCATTGTTGTCTTGCTGATTCGTGGTTGGACATAATGGATGGAACGTCGTATGCTACAATGAACTCGTTTTTTGAGCATACTTCGTCTATTTTTTATGGTGATGACTTCATAATGAATATACGACCAGAGGTTATTGATGTTTACAATCAAGAAACTCTCACCCCGATTTTGAAACGCAACCTGGAAATGACTATGACTGATGAAGCTAAAACAGGAGAATGTGTTAAAGCACGGACTCTTGAAGAAGTTTCATTTTTAAAAAGGAAATTTAGGTTTGAGTCTTTCGTGGGATTGTGGGTTGCTCCAATTGACATTGATGTTATTTTGGATGCACCTAACTGGGTACGTGTTGGTAACCAACTACCTTTACGTATCTGTGTTGACACAATCAGCGGAGGATTAACCGAACTGGCTATGCATGATAAATCCACAGACTCAAAATGGAGATCTAAGATGATAAATCTTGGTCTCGATTTGACTCGTGGTACTGGAATTGAATTTAACCCGGACTCAAGATCAACCACGCTATTGAAACTCAGAAATGAGGAACTTGGCGGAGATTTTGAGGTTAATTACTAATTTGATCTTTAAGTTATAATGTTAGGACTATAAAAATTAATTTAATGCATTTAGTAATTTAAGGCTTAGTTATTTAACTTTACTTATCAAGATGGCCGTTGGCAGCCCC